TGTATTGCCCTTTCCACGCCCAACGGTGTGGGTAACTGGTTCCATAAAACTTGCACAGATGCAGAGGCAGGGTCAAATAATTTTAAGCTCACAAACCTTCGCTGGGACGTGCATCCGGATAGGGACCAAGCTTGGTTTGAAAAAGAAACCAAGAATATGTCTAGGCGTCAAATAGCTCAAGAGCTAGAGTGTAACTTTAATACTTCTGGTGAAACTGTAATTGGTGGCGATGATATTGAATATTTATTAACCCAAGTAAGAGAGCCAAAATACCGAACCGGATTTGATAGAAATTTTTGGATTTGGGAAGACTACGATCCTACATGCAATTATTTAATGGTTGCTGATGTCGCTAGAGGTGATGGCGAAGACTTTTCTACATTTCATATTATAGAATTAGAAACGCTGTCAGCAATTGCTGAATATCAAGGGAAACCAAACCCAGATATGTTTGCTGCGATGTTGAATCAAGTTGGCAGAGAATTTGGCAGTTGTATGTTGGTTGTCGAAAATAATAATATTGGCTATACTGTATTAGACAAATTAATAGAATATCAATATCCAAATTTATATTACTCCATTAAGTCTACACATGAATATATTGATCAACATCAAGCAGAAGTAATTAATAGTTCTGTCGCTGGTTTTTCAACTAGTATGAAGACTCGACCACTTATCATAGCAAAAATGGAAGAGTTTATAAGAAATAAACTAATTAATATATACTCCGCTCGAACTATTAATGAAATGAGAACTTTTATTTGGAAGAACGGAAAACCACAAGCGATGAGAAGTTATCATGACGATTTAATCATGGCCTTAGCGATTGCTTGTTGGGTCAGGGATACCGCTCTACAAACAAACGCAAGAGATTTAAATTACCAAAAAGCATTTGCACAATCAATTATAACTTCTAAAACATCTTTTAATACTACAATAAAAGGCCAAGCGGGCTATAAAAATAACAATATATTTGATAAAATGAAAGAAGCCGAAGATTTATATAGTCAATATAAATGGATAATAAAGTGAGAATATTAAATGGCAAAAAAAAGAACCACAGGTAAGAACCCGAATAATCCCCAATCAGATTTATTTAAAGCCCTAACTAGGCTTTTTTCTGGTCCGATTATTAATTATCGATCACAGTCTGGTAGAAGAATTCGAAGGCAGCATTTAGATAAATATAAATCTAGATTTAAAAGTGCATCTGGACAACAATTTAAAAAATCTTTATATAACCCACTAGACGTTATAGCAACAGACGCTATAGCAAATCAAAGACGGACTGAAAGGTATATCGATTTTGATCAAATGGAGTACACTCCGGAAATTGCATCATCATTGGATATATATGCAGATGAGATGACGACTTATTCAGATTTGCGCCCAATGTTAAATATTAAATGTCCTAATGAAGAAATTCGTGCAGTCTTAACAATATTATTTGATCAAGTCTTAAATCTTCAATATAATCTTTTCGGATGGAGCCGTACAATGTGCAAGTACGGAGATTTCTTTTTATACTTAGATATCGATGATACATACGGTGTAAAGTCAGTTATCGCTTTGCCCTCTCAAGAAATTGAACGATTAGAGGGTCAAGACTCAACAAACCCTAACTACGTTCAATATCAATGGAATTCTGGCGGATTGACCTTCGAAAATTGGCAGGTTTCTCATTTTAGAATTCTAGGAAACGATAAGCAAATGCCATATGGTACCTCTGTTTTGGAGCCATCGCGCAGAATCTGGAGGCAGCTTACACTCATGGAAGATGCGATGATGGCTTATCGAGTTGTTAGATCTTCAGAGCGTAGAGTATTTAAAATTGATGTAGGGGCAATTCCCCCACAAGACGTTGAGCAATACATGCAAAAGATTGTTACGCAGCTTAAACGACACTCTGTTGTAGATCCGAGTACCGGTCGCGTTGATTTACGTTATAACCCTATGAGTATTGAGGAAGATTATTATATTCCTGTTCGTGCTGGATCTGTTACTGATATTCAATCTCTTGCCGGCGCACAAAATATCACTGCCATAGATGATATTAAATATTTACGTGATAAATTATTTTCCGCACTCAAAATACCACAATCATATTTGTCAATGGGCGAGGGCGCGACAGAAGATAAAACTACATTAGCACAAAAAGATATTCGTTTTGCGCGTACAATCCAGAGACTTCAGCGAGTTATCATTGCCGAACTTACAAAAATAGGAATTATTCATCTCTACACTCTTGGGTTCCGTGGTGATGATTTGCTGAGTTTTGAATTGGCGCTCAATAACCCAAGTAAAATTGCTGAACTTCAAGAGTTAGAGCATTGGAAAACCAAATTTGATATTGCCGCTTCAGCTACTGAAGGATATTTTTCGCGTCGGTGGGTTGCAGAGAGGGTATTTGGTATGTCTCATGAAGAGTTCATGCGAAATCAACGCGAAATGTATTATGATCGCGAGCATGATACCAGATTACAACAAATTGCAGAAGCTGCTGCGGCAGCAGCGAGTGGTCTTGGTGGGGGCGATATGGATCTTGGTGGAGATATGGGCGACCTGGATCTTGGTGGCCCGGAAGAAATGGAAGCAGCCGATGCCGGTGGAGAAGCAGCAGCCGCATTAGGCTGAAGTGATTTGGATCTGGGCGATGAAGGCGGTGGCGGTGATGATTCTCCGTTATTAGCGGTACCACCGGGTTCTCGTAACTCTCCTCGTTTAACTCCGGGGGCAAAAGGAAAAGTTTATTACCCAAAGAAAGTGGATCGTCGTAATGCCGGCGCTAGAAGTAGACATTTTGCAGCACAAAGAGATTCTGAAAAAAGTAGCAATACACGTAGAAACGTATTGCCAGGAAGCGAAATAAATAGTTTAGCAAAATCGATAGGTGCCAGCGCCGGTATTTATGCTGAAAGTGAGACTACTTACAATAAGGCAGAACAAGAAGAAGAAAAGAAACTCTTTGAGGTCAACACTTCTATTCGAAATTTGTTGGATGGCCTAAATAAAAAAAGCAATATTTTATTGGAACAAACAAATGAAGATTAAACATAATAAAAAAAGAAATACCGCTTTTGTCTATGAAGCTCTTATACGCGAAGCCACAATAGCCATAATAAAACAAGATAATGAAAAAAAAGATAAAGTTTTTTCTATAATAAAAAAACACTTCAATGCCGACAGCATTTTATATAAAGATTTGGAATGTTATCGCTCTCTTTACGAAGATACCGCATCTACAAAAGAGATGGCTACTAAAATTTTATTAGAAGTTAGGACTCAAAAAAGATTAATTGATCCGGATGGCTTGTTTAAGCAGCAAACTGATTTGATTCATGACATTAATAAAGAACTGACATCTGAAACATTTAATAATTTTGTACCCAACTACCGATGCTTGGCTACGATTCAGCAGATTTTATCAATAAAGTCCTCTCCAAAAACAAAAGTTATGCTGGAGAGAGAAATTATAGATAATATGGTTGTCATAAAAGAAAATAAAAATGAAATGCCAACAATAGACAATCTTACTTATCAGAACTTTGTAAATAAATTTAATGAAAAGTACGATAATAAACTTCTAAAAGAGCAAAAAGAATTGTTGACTCACTATGTCGCATCTTTTTCAGATAATTCTTTGCAGCTTAAAATATTTTTGAACAATGAAATAAGCAGATTAAAGCTAAAAATTAAAGAAGCCAAAGATATATCATATATTCAAGAAGATGATGATATGTTAGAAAAAACACAATTAGTTTTTAACAAACTACAAAAATTTTCTAAAGAAACCATTAGCGAAAGTATATTATTGACTGTGCTAGCTAGTCAATCATTAGTAGAGGAGATTTATAATGGCGATAACGATTAGAGTTGGCGACAAAGCCAACAGAAAATTAGTCACTTTAGAAATGGATGTCCGCAAAAGTTTGAGCGGAGATTTAATGATTTTTGATCATGGTGATATTGATATAGTTCTTTCTACCGCCAACAATAAAGTTACCGCTTTCCCAAAAGAAGTTTTGAGTGATTATGTATATGGTGCGCAAAATAGATTATTTTCTTTTCTTAAAAAAAGAGGGGTGGTAATACCGGAAACAGTCCGCGCTGGAGCTTTTTATGGATCTTTTGAGGCCACATTGCAGAAGCCAATAAATGAAAAAATAAGCGCAGCAAAAATGACATTAGTAAATATTTCAGAATTTATTAATGAAGAACGTCCATATTTTGAAGCCATGGAAGCATATGTCGCTGATGCAGAATCGGAATATGTCGATCCGGATAAAGAAAAATCAACAGAACTTGGCGAAGTTCCACAAGCTTCTGAGAAGGGCTCTATGAGATATGTTAGAGATTCTGCTGCACATTACCTCTATACAATGTAGGAGATTTAAATATGCCTAAAGAAATGAAGTTAATAATGGAAAGGTGGGATAAATTTAAATTAGAAGAAAAAACTGAAATTAATACAGTAGGTCAATTTAAAAAGTTTTTAAAATATCACCGTGCAGCCGAAGCCGGTAAGGAAGCCGGCAAAGAAGCAATGGACATAATTTTAGGCGCGCTACCGGGAGTAGGCAATATATATACCGCTTTAAAGGGCACTAAAACGGCAGTTAGCGCATTAAATAAAATATATGGCGCTGATGATAAATTCAAAAGTAATACTGGATTAGATGTTTTAAACGTTGACGACAATGTTTCTAAGATTGTTGATAATCCAGTTGAAGTCAAATTTTTAAATTATTATGCTAATTTAATTTCAGATATGGATGATGATGAACTATTGCCAAACGCTACAAGCGAATTGCAAGATTTTTTAAAAACAAATTTCAATGATAATACGGTAAAAAAATGAACTTATTATTTTTTATTCTTATTGCGTATGGACTAACGCAAATATTAGTATATTCTGATATGCCAATATTAAAAAAGTTAAGACCGACAAAAGAATCTTACCATGGTTATGGTAAGATTTTTCATTGTCCTATGTGTTGTGGTTTTCATGTTGGCTGGTTTTTAGTATTACTTTCTCCATGGACAGAACTATTTAACTGTGATGTAACATTTATTAATATGTTTCTTTTCGGATGTTTATCATCTGGAACGTCTTATATTTTAAATATGGTATTTGGAGATTCTGGAATTCAGTTCTCCCAAAACATACAAGCTATAAAACCAAAACTCATAAAGGAAAAACAAAATGCATAGATGGATGTTACAACCGGTACGTCGTTGCAAAAGCGGCTGCTAACTCGCGCCGGTAGCGCCGGCAAATTTATAATTAAATAAAAATTATGAAATTAACAAAACAAATATTAAATAAAATAATAAAAGAATCTTTAAAGCAAGAAGATTACAAAGAAAGGATTGTGGAGATCTTTAAATCTGGTGATCGTGAATATGCTATGGAATTAGCACATGATGTTGGAATTGCAATAACCGATTTATTTACCGGTGCTGATTTGAAAGGCGTTAAAATGCCAAATATTAATCTGGCCGACGCCAATTTAAGAGGCACTAATTTTAGAGGAGCTAGCTTGTGGGGCATCAATATGGACGGAGCCGATCTCACAGGGGCTAATTTAGAATATGCTAATTTAGAAGGTTGTAGTCTAGAGGGTGCTAACTTAACAGGTGCTAAACTTTATAATGCAAATGTACAAGGTGCTGATTTTTCAAACGCTAATTTGACAGGAGCCGATCTAGATTGGGTCAATATGCATGTTGCTATGATTAATAAAAAAACAATTTTACCTCTAGGATATAAGATTCCAAAGCGAGGTTCGGTAGAGGCAGATTTTATGGATATGGCCAATCGCGACGATCCGTGAAATCCAGCAAATAAATTAAAGGTACGACAATGAGTAAAAAATTATTAAGAGAATTTTATGCGCTATGTGAAGGCGGTGTCTGCAAAGATTTGCTCACAGAAGCTGAAAAAAGATTTATTGCAGACGGCGGTATGATTTTAACCGGTATTATGCAAAAGTCTGATACACAAAACGGTAACGGTCGCGTTTATCCGCATACAATTCTAGAAAGAGAAATGAAAAACTATCAGAAACTAGTTAAAGATAAGAGAGCACTAGGAGAACTGGACCATCCCGATGATTCAGTTATTAACTTAAAAAATGCCTCTCATATGATAACTGAGGTTTGGTGGGACGGAAAGAATGTTATGGGTAAGGCGAAAATCCTTGAAACTCCGTCTGGCAAGATTCTTCGTTCTCTTGTTGATAGTGGTGTTACTCTTGGGATATCCTCTAGAGGAATGGGTTCGGTCAGTGAATCAAACGGGCAAACTGTAGTTGAAGACGACTTTCAGTTGATTTGTTTTGACTTCGTTTCAGAACCATCGACTCCAGGCGCGTTTATGATGAAAGAAGCTAAAGACTATAATAATAAAGTTTTTACAAAAGCAGATAGAGTTAATAGATTACTAAATGAGGTTTTAGATGAAAAAGAATGATTTAAAAAGAATGTTGAAGCCTCTCATTAAAGAGTGCGTTAAAGAGATGATTTTAGAAGAAGGTCTTCTTACAAACATTGTATCAGAAGTAGCAGCAGGAATGCAAGGAAATCTTGTAACTGAATCTAGACAAGTTCAAACAAAACGAAAGCAACAAACCGCAGACGAAAAACAAAATATAAAAAGAAAATCAGATAAAGCTCGTAAAAAAATTAATGAACACCGTCAGCGCTTAATGGACTCTATCGGCAAAGATGCTTATGGGGGAGTAAATTTATTTGAAGGTACTGAGCCGATTAAACCACAAGCAACTAATGTGGCAGGCTCAGTAGATCTCGGAGATCCTAATGACTCCGGAGTAGATATTAATTCAATATTAGGAAATGCATCAAATATTTGGAAGGCAATCAAATGAGTAAGAAATATTCGAACGTAACTGTAAAGGCTAGACATTGTGGGAACAATGTAGAAAGAATGATTCGGCGTTTTATTAAGAAAACAAAGAAAGAAAAGATTCTAGAAGAAGTAAGAGAGCGCAGATATTATAAAAAGCCCTCTGAAGTTCGTAGAGAAAAAATGCGCAAGTCAGACCGACTGAAAGCTAGAGAACTAAGAAAACAACAAGCTGCGGCAGAAAAGCGCAGAAGAAATAATAAGTAACTATTTAAGTTATAAGAGGAGAATATAGATGGCTACATATAAAGCAAATAGCTGGGGGAGAACCAGAGGCCCAAAAAATCTTGCAGGGCCAAATGGTACTGCTGTCGCGTTATTAGCTAACACAAATAATTTACGAAATAGCAATGCGGCTTATAAAACAGAAGGATATGCAACCGAGAATCAAAGATATCTACATGTTTTGGTTACAGATCTTCACGATACTGCGCCGGCAGCGCTAACTATATTTGGATATTGTCATGCCTTTGAGAGATGGTTTGAAATTGGTGCATCCACTATGGACACCCCAATTTCTGCCGCATCGGCAAACACTGCGCCGACTGCTGCTTCTATTTCTGTAGCTGATTCAGGAAGAGCAGTTGCCGACCAAGTTCCGAGTGACAGAGAATATCGACGCTATGATATTTTAGGAATAGATAGAGTGGCTTTTGTAAATGCGGACGATACCGAAATCGCTGTTTTTGCTGCTGGCAGCACTTTTTAAAAGGAAATAGTTAATGGCTAATTTTAACTGGACATTTGTTAACGTCGATGGAGTAGTAAATGTTAGCGCTATTTCAGCGTCTTCTTATGTTTCTGCTTCTACATTTCATGGTGATGGATCAGGCTTAACCGGAGTAACCGGTGAATGGGATGGAACTTTAACTGGAAATGCTATAATAACAGGAAACTTAAGCGCGTCTTTAGGTTTGACCGGCTCGTCTTTAAGGACAGCCACAACTATAATTGACAGCACACATGTCTCTAGTTCATTAAATATATCCGGCGCTGCTTTTTATGGCGACGGAAGCACTTTAAGTGGAATATCTGCCGGCGCAATTACAACATATAATACTTCTGGAGACAATAGAGTTATAACCTCAGTAGATTCTAGTACAGTACAGGGAGAAGCGAGCCTTACTTTTGATGGCAGCAAACTTTCTGCTGTTGGCCAAATATCAGCTTCTTTGGGGGTTACTGGATCTTCTTTAGAAACAGCCACTACAGTTATTAACAGCACTCATATATCAAGTTCTTTAAATATATCTGGTGCAAACTTTTATGGAAATGGCGCACAGTTAACTGGAATGTCGCCAATAACCAGCTATAATACAGTTGGTGATAATCGCGTCTTAACCTCTGTCGATTCTAGTACAATTGCTGGCGAGGCTAGCCTAACATTTGATGGCAGCAAACTTTCTGCTGTTGGTCAGATTTCAGCCTCTCTGGGCGTTACTGGATCTTCAGTACGTACATTAAATACTGTAATAGACGCCACTCATGTTTCAAGCTCTCTTAACCTATCAGCGTCGGCATTCTACGGCGACGGAAGCACCCTTAGCGGAATTATAAATTCTTATGCCAACTCAGGTGACAATAGAATAATTACCTCTGTTGATTCAACTAGTGTGAACAGCGAGGCGAATCTTACATTTGACGGTACTGATTTAGTTGTAGCGTCTTCTACAGCTAGTCGTCCTAGATTTTATATAGAAAATCAAAATGCTGATGAAAACCCAAGCCAGTTAATATTTCACAAAACTAGTTCTTCGCCGGCAGAAGACGATACAGTTGGGCGTATTGCTTTTCAATCATATGATTCTGCCGGTAATGCAACCATATACGGGCAAATTGAAGGAGAAATTAAAAAACCAAACTCCGGAGGCGAGCGAGGAAGAATTAAATTTACAGTAGCCGAATTTGATGGTACTTTGACTGAAGCATTGACGCTTCAAGGCTCAAATGTTAACGGAAAAGTCGATGTTACTATAGCAAATGGAAACCTTACTGTAACTGATGATAATAAACTTTATTTTGGTACCGGATTAGACGCTTCAATCGAATATAATGAAAATGGAGATGATTTATTAGTAATATCCGGATCGGCCACCGGAACTGTAATATCTGGTTCAAAATTAATATTAGATACGACAACTGTAGCTAGTGGTGCAATTGCAGGCCCAGGAAGTTATTTGGGCGTAACAACTACTGGACAAATTGTCTTAACTGCTTCTGCTGCTGGAGGTGGCAGCACTAGCCCCGGAGGCTCAGATACTCAGGTACAATATAATAACGGAGGCTCTTTTGGTGGAGTTGCTTCATTAACATTCAACGATAGCACTGGAGATTTAAATGTAATCGATGATAAAAAGTTATTCTTCGGAACAAACTCAGATGCATCAATTGAATACGATGAAAATGGATCAGACAAACTAATAATCTCCGGAGCACATGGCGGAATTTACGTTAGTGGCTCTGGTGGTCTAACTGTAGCAGTAAATGATGGACTAACAGTAACATCGGCCACTGACGATACTCCAGTAATTACTATAGAAAATACTAGCGATGGTGTCGGCGGTGGCGCATTAAACTTTAAAAGAACAACAACCGATGAGGCGGCAAACGATATTATTGGTTCAGTTAACTTTTTTGCAAAAGATGCTGCCGGGAACGAACACATATATGCCGCTATACAGGGATTAATTGATGATCCAACTTCTGGCGGTGAAGAAGGCCGCTTAATCTTCAAGGTTGCCGAATTTGATGGAAACCAACAAGAAGGTCTGAGAATAGAAGGTCAAGCTAGCAACGGAATAGTTGATGTTCGGGTATCTAACGGTTCAATGCAATTAAAAGACTTGGGCGGTGCCGGTACCACACCAGCTTCCGGGTTTGGTGGACTGTATGTTAACGGAGATAATCTCTATTTTGTTAACGATAGTGGCACATCGGCACAACTTAATGCTGCCGCTGGCTCTTCAACAGCATACAATTCTTTTACAGCAAACTATACCGTAACGACAGATCACGATATAATGGGTATTGTTACAACCGGTTCTGCAATTACAGCTTCGTTAGCTTCAGCCGCTACTTATGCTGCTGGGCAAAGATTTATATTTAAAGATGTTAGTGGAAGTTGTTCGGGTTCGGGACACATTGTTATTAGCGCTAGTCAAAATCATGTCGGTCAAAATATCGATGGCCAGGGCATTGTAAAGATTCAAACAGGCTATGGCGCAGTTACATTAGCCTCTGACGGAGTAGCTAGCTTCTACATTGTGAGCACAAATTAGTGCCTTCGTTAGTTTCCGGCTCTAGCCAATGGACGCTAGTAACAGACGTAACAAATTATTCTTCTGTAGATATGTCAACCGTCGATTTGACAGACACTTCTACATGGACACAAGTTGATGTAAATTCTGATATTAAGACATTAGCAGTTAGTGGCTCGACTTATAATAAAATAACTATGAACGCTATGACCGGCAGCACAAACAACTGTTGGATTGCTGGTTCTGTTTGTGATGCTCCCAGATGGCACACTCCTTTATATGCTACAGACGCTACTGGTCAAAACGTCAGACTTACTAGCGATGATATTATTGCAGTTGCAATGAAATTAGAGCGAGGCAATGTGATCACTGACACATGGTCTGCTAATATTGTTGCCGGCATTTGCGTTGATCCGACTTCAACTACGTTAGCGACCGTCAATGGTGGCGGTGCTACATTTAATAATACTGCAACTGGGGTACCCGATTATGGAGTGTGGACTGTAAATTCATCAGGCGCAACTGGAACAAATAATGCAACCGGAACTTTTGTAATATCAATATTAGCAGCAGGGCTTATACAATCTACATCAATTATAATTAAATCAGATGGAACGTTGGATAATAAAACCAGCAGAAATAATAATGCTAGTGCTATGAGTTCCGGAGCAGATTTGTTTTTCATAATAGGTCTTGGTACGAGAGGTACCGGAGATTCTGTATCAGAAGATGAAGACATATCTTTTAGATTGCAATATAAAGTAATTAAACTAGCTTCTATATAATTATAGAGAGGATTAGCCGTGAGTAATATAAAGATCGATTATCAACAAATAGAAATTACTTCGGTATCTTCAACTGATACAGACGGATCTGATTATGATATGGAAGCTTATGTCATACCTTTAAATATACCCACAGAAGAAGTGTCTTCTTTATTGAGTGATTTTTCGGACCAAGATGAAAATACTCCGGATGCAGATACTAGCCGCGCAATAGCCAGAATAGTATTATCTGCTTTAAAATCAAAAACCGATGAAGGATAATTAATAATATATGTCAAAATTAATATTAAGCAATAATACATGGCTATTAACTCCATCGCCAACTTGGACTTTAATTGAAACTTTAGATTTCAGAGATTATAGTATTGGCGCGTTATCAGCCGGTGCCAATACTATTGGCGGAAAATCTTGGAATTGGACTACAGCTACTGGTCACTCAGCAACTAATAGCAGCAACGGGATAAGACAATTAGCTGCCGGATCAGGAAATTTTTCTTATTTAGGAAGAGATCTTGAATCTTTATTTACCAATACTAAAAACCCTATCAGAGTTCTTATGAGCGCGCAAAATATAGATTTGGTGACAACCTCTTCTAATGTTGGTATAATTTTAACTAGCGCTGGTGCTGCCGACAATGATCGTGCCCCTTCTATTATAATTAGATTAAATGGAAGATCAAGCGGAAGCGATGCTAGAGCACAAGCCCAAAGAACAGGCGGAACAGTTGGAACCAACGGAGGAGGATTTTCAAATCAAGACGGCTCTGCATTTGGCTCTAATCCAACAAGTGCTGTTTTTGAAATATATGCATGGCAATCTCAAGCCGCTGTTCGCATATATACCGGGACAACTAGTTTTCCGGAATCTCAAGATCCAGAAACCGTTTTTTCTGATTCTACAAATTATTTTCAGTGTTCTATGGCTGGTTTCGGCTCATCTCCTGGTACTGCTATTGATTTTTTTGCTGATGTGCGAATCGGCATGTTGGCTGGTGGCGGTGGTTCACAAAATGCTGATGTAGACTGGCTTGTATATCAAGTCGAGGAGTGGGGATGATAAAGACTTTAGACCATAAAACTGTTTTACGCTGGGATGGAGAAGAAATTTATACAGCAGACGATGTTAAATTAATTGTTTCTTCAACTGAAGATTATGAAACTGCCTCAATAGAATTAGCTGATGGTAGAGTTTTGGTGATAATGATTTTAGATGATCGAGGCGCTGGAGAAGCTTCTGATACTAGTAATACCAATGGTACATCGGTAGCTTCTAAAGTCCGAACATCCTATAATACCGCTAAGGGTTTATAAAGTAAAATGGTAATAGTTCTTTTTACTGTATTTCGTACTATTTATTTTCGTGATTAGGAGAATTTTATGTCAAGCTTATTAAAAGAAGCAATTGTTGACGCCAAGGCATTGAGAGAGGCAGCATTAAAAAATGCAGAAGATGCTGTTATCAATAAGTATTCTAATGAGGTTCGCAAGACCTTAAATACTTTATTGGAACAAGAAGATATCTTGGGGGACATGGATCTAGATCTAGATTCAGACGCAGAGCCAGACATGAGTATGGGTTCAGAAAAACCATCGATGGCAATTGACGATTCTTTTATTGATGATATTGATGAAGTGCCTTATGCAGCAGAAAATGGACTAAGTTCTTTAAAAGGTAGTAGAAATTTAGATAATTCTCTAACTGATGATGACTTGTCAACCATAACATTGGATTTGGGAGCTTTGAGCGAGCATGTTCAAAAGCTTAACGAACAAAAAGAAGAAGTCATTGAAGTAGAAGATGAAGAAGAAGATCTTCTTTTGGGAGATAAAGAAGTTATGAAAGAAGAGGAAGAAGTAGACGATGAAGTCGAGGTTGAAGAAGAACCAGTAGAAGAAAGCTTAAACTTGGATTCTTTGACCGATGCTATCGTTGAAAAACTCACTGTTGATATGGGCGCTGATTTGGCCGGTTGGGCTGGACGCTCTTCAGATGATATGAAATATCAAATGGAAAAAGAAATGGCACACCGTAGAACAACAGAAGTTGAAGAAGAATTAGAAACTTTAAAGAAAGCACAGGAAGAGCTTGTTTTTGAAAACAAAAAACTCACCAGTGAACTTTCAAAATATAGAACCGCAATTGGCGAGATGAAAGAAAGCATTAATGATATTAATCTATCTAACGCTCGTCTACTTTATACCAATCGAGTATTAAGAAATACCTCCCTGAATGAGCGACAAAAAGAACAAATTGTCGAAGCTATTTCAAAATCAGATTCGGTAAATGAAGCAAGAACGATATATAATACACTTCAAAGCACAGTGAAGTCTACACCTAGTCGTGGACCTAGATCACTGAGCGAAGCAATTAATCGCCCTTCTTCACTTATTAGAGCGACTCGTAAAGAGTCCAAAGAGCCAAATGACGTATTCGCAGAGCGAATGAAGAAGTTGGCAGGCATTAAATAACATTATTTTAGGAGGTATTAAAATGTCTAGTATAGTAGAGAGATTGACCGAAGGTGTTGTCAATCGTGATATGAAGGCCGAAGGAAACGCAATTGTTCGTAAGTGGCAGCGTACCGGTCTTCTTGAGGGTCTTGCAACAGACCGTAAGCGCGCTTCCATGGCTCGTTTGCTTGAGAATCAGGCTAAGGAGCTTCTTCGTGAGTCTTCCAGCATGGCTGCTGGTGATGTTGAAGGTTTCGCTTCTGTAGCTTTCCCAATTGTTCGTAGAGTTTTCGCTGGTCTTATCGCCAACGATCTCATCAGCGTTCAGCCAATGAGTTTGCCAGCCGGCCTCATTTTCTTCCTTGACTTTGTGTTCTCGCCAAACCTAGGTGCTTCTGGCTCCCAGGATAGCCGAATGGGTAACGTTAAAGAGAAGTCAATTTATGGTACCGATCAGGTTGGTTCACAGGTAACCGGTGGTGTTGATCTAGTCGCATCTGCTGGTGGTGATCTTTCTGGGCCGCGCACATCTGCGCGAGGCTATTCATATTCTAGCCCAACCGGTTCTAGTAGCCTCTTAGCCGGAACTACTGTTCGTTACGGTGCCGCAGTCTACTTCAAGTTAGACGGCGTTCTTACTGACACTATGAAGCAATATTTGGATTATGATCCAGATCTTGTCGATCAGACTACAACTGGTTGTCTAATTATCGATATTGCAGCCGGCGCAGATACAGTTTTCGATCAGCCTGATTTTGAAAACATGAGTGCTTTCGCGTTAGCCGATATTATTAATGGTGTAGCAACTACTGGTAATGATATTCTTACTACAATTAACGGACTAGCTAACATCTCTGGTGTTGCTATTGGTGAATTGCAACAGGTTCGCCGTTTGACCAAGTTGGTCGGATCAGACTCTCGCGGTGCTCCGTACCAGTCTAACTTGACTAGTCAGCAGCGAGCAGTTCGTCTTGTTATGACCTTTACAAATGGTAGCGATATTGCTACAGAGGTTGTTGACACTCCGGAAGCAATCACAACGGCACTTATTGCCGGCCAGATTCAGTTCCCGCAGAATGATGATATTGTTACCGGTGGTTCAATTGGTACTGTTGTCGGTCAGGCGCTTTGGGGGCTTGAAGGCAACGAAGAGATCCCAGAGATCGACATCAAGGTGGACAGTATTGCTGTTACCGCTCAGACCAAGAAGCTTAAGGCTAAGTGGACCCCTGAGTTGGGACAAGATCTCAATGCATACCACAACCTTGATGCAGAGGTTGAGTTGACCGGAATTCTTTCAGAGCAGATTGCTCTTGAGATTGACCGCGAGATCCTTGCTGACCTTGTAAACGGTGCTACCGCAGCAACCTTCTACTGGTCGCGCTCACCGGGTCTTTTTGTGAACCGCGCTACCGGCGCAGAGATCGGCGCATCTTCGGCTGCTCCTGACTTCACCGGTACCGTTTCCGAGAGGTACGAGACACTTGTTGAGACAATCAACGATGTTTCCGCTCAGATTCACCGCAAGACCCTTCGCGGTGGTGCTAACTTTGTCGTCTGTGGCCCAGAGGTCGCAAACGTTCTTGAGTTCACCGCTGGTTTCCGCGCTTCGGTAACTGCTGATGCAGAGACTGGTTCAATCGGCGCTGTGCAGGTTGGCTCCTTGTCCAAGAAGTTCGACGTTATCGTTGACCCATACTTCTTGCGCAACGTCATTCTTGTCGGTCGCAGAGGTTCCAGTTTCCTTGAGTCTGGTTATGTGTACGCACCATACGTACCGCTCCAGACCACTCCAACAATCTTCGGACCAGAAGACTTCGTACCACGTAAGGGTGTCATGACCCGCTATGCGAAGAAGATGGTTCGTCCAGATATGTATGGCTTGGTCATTGTTCGCGGTCTTCTTGGTGAGGCCGGCGCTACTTCCTAAACTTTAGGATAGCACCCAATAAACTCCCGCTCCTTTTATTAGGGGCGGGTTTTTTATTATATGTGCTTAAGATAAAACGATTGACTATTTATGTTTGAATGGACAAAACATTCAACCTAGTTATTGCGTGTATATAAAAGCACGGTCGCAATTATTGCGGCGACACGATTACAAATGGAGGGTTTTTAACTATGGGTTCAAAAAGAGTTGGCCTCGCAAGAATTGAGGCGTTAATTGAAAATTTAAAAAGAGAGATTGATTTTGGCGGTGCTTCTATTAAAGGAGTCAGATCTGCCTCATTCACAGTCCGATCTGCTACAACTGCACATGACTTAACAGCAATCGATTCGGATGCCACTGTTATCTATACCGGCACAATCGATGGTAATGTTACATTACCACAAGCCACCTCAAGTAATGTTGGCATGGTAATTAAAGTTATCTATTCTGTTAGTTCTAGCACTACCGCTAGAAAATTAGGTTTTGCCAATGGTGGCTCAACTGTTTTAACAGGTAATCTTACGCTTGGTGCGTTAGACGCTGCGGCTGGTGATGAAAATATAAGTTTTGCAGTTAGCGCCAACGCGAAGGCTCTTGTTATTGATGCGAACGACGCCACTGGCGCAGGCGGTGCTGCTGGCTCCACATATGTTTTTACATATTACGACGCTAATAAGGTGTTTGTTGAGGCACATGGCTTGGTCACCACTGGAACTCCCGCGCCAGACGCTGATGCTACCCCTACTGCTGGTATCTAATAAATAATTAAAGTATTTATCTGTCTTTCAAACCCCCCTTTCTTCGGATTGGGGGGTTTTTTTATACCAAACTATTTACTTCTATAACCATTTAACAACGGAGTATAAGATGGGTAAGAAAAGAAGAGTGTTTGCGGCTAAAACCAAATTCGGCAGAAAGCATAGCTATTTGTATAAAACAGAAGATGTAAAAGAGCCGACTGTAGAAGTAAAGATGAAACCAACACCGGCTGTAGAAACAAAACCAACACCGGTTATAGAAACAAAACCAGCACCTCCACCAGTTATTGAAGTGAAGGCAGAGCCGGTTATAGAAGACGTTCCAAAAAAGAAGCCAGTCAAAAAAAGGCGCACAAGAACCACACGTAAGAAGACAACTACAAAAAGTAAAGAATAGGTTTTTGCAATTCTAAAACTACTTACTATAGAATTATACCATCTATAGGAAACCTTGTCAATGCCAGATATTACCCCGGTATCTCAAACCAGCACAGTTATTTTAACTTCTACAGGTTCAGCCGCAGATGTAGCGTCTGCCGTACCATATGG